GGAAAAGAACTTGATTACTTATTATCTCTACAGAAAAGAAAAGATGCAAAAGATAGAATAATAAAAGTATATGAATCACTTGTATATAAAAAAGGAAATAATAAAGGTTGGTTCGATTGTCCTTCAGCATATCTCAAAAAAGTATCAGGACAATATAATAAAGCAACTAAACTTTTATTAGAACATAAGATTATAGAGTTTCAGTCATTCAATTATGATAATAATAGCATATTTAATCCTAGGAGGAAAAAATATTATAACACAGAAAAGGGTATATGTATGAGGTATAAGTTTCTTATAGATGTTGAGGTTGGTGAGGAATATGACTTTAAAGTAGCTACTAACTTATATGATGATGAAAAATGGTTCCAAAGAACTAGATACTCATTATTACAACTAAACTTTTTTCCTGATGAACTTTTAATAAAAAGAGATAATTTTTCAAGAAGATTACATACCAACATTACTGGTAGTATAAATGGTTCAATATCATATAAGGATTTATTAGCAGGTGGTGATTATTATGCAATAGATGCTAAAACATCACAACCAAGATTATTATGGATTACTATGAATGAAATAGGATTAAATGATAAAAACTTAAATTACATATTCGAGAATGGTTTAGATTTCTACGATTATATAATTGAGAGAATAGAAGCTTTAAAAACAAGAGATGAAGCTAAAGAACTATTCACCTCTTGGATAAATGGCAATGGTTATATTGATGTAGATAAAGTAGCAATCAGAGATATATTCAGTGTTGCAAATATATTTATTAGAAATTACAAAACAAAATCATATAAAGATGTTTGTAAATTATTACAGAATAAAGAAGCAAATATATTTATAGATGATTTATTAAACAACTCACCAGTACAATTCACACTATCAGTACACGATTCATTAATAGTTAAAAAAGAGGATAAAGATATAGTTTTAGATTATTGTAGAAAAAGCCAACCAAACCTTATATTTAATTGTGAGGAAATAAAAAGAAAAAAATAATATGAAAAAGAATAACACCACAGAAACACCTATAACAGAAGATAAGTTCTTTAATGATATTAGTATCAGAAACAAAAAGATAATTCAACTGGAGATGATTATGAACGAATTACAAGATAAAATAAATGAATTAGGATTACCAGTCAATTTTGTTAAAAATAATTTAAAATAATTTAAAATAATTCTAAACAAAAGAATAGAAAATGAATATATACTTATGAATTGCTAATGTGTGAATGAAAGGGCCGGCTATTTTAGTCGGTTTTTTCTTTTTCTAATTCTTAGTAATTGACTTGCCCCTATCAATAGAATCAACCAATCTATTCCACAGAGAATAACCAAAAATAGTCTTAAACGATTCATCACAACTTTTTAGTTCAATCATTACCATTAATGAACAAGCAACCTTCTCAAGTCCAATACCTGTCTGTATAACATACTTATCAACCATAAATAGACAGATTATAATTAAGTTATATAAAAGTAGTTTAGGTAGTGATTGTGCCATTTTCCTACTTGTAATTTCCTCTTTAGCTTTATAAGCCCTATAAAGACCAAATACAAAATCACAAAATATAACAAATGTTAATGTATAAATAATCGGTGCTACTGGTGATAAAACACCAAACACAGAAGCAAAAATAGCTGATAAGTACTTTTTCATAATTTTAGATATTTACATAATAACCATCACCTTGGCCACAGCATCTTTCATCTCGTTGAAAGCCATTTCTACTACCTAGATAAAAATTATCTGGTAAGAATAAACCAGCAAAATAGTTATTTCTTTTAGCTCTAATTCTATTAACACCAGATACTCTAAAGTACTCTGGAAAATCAGTTACATTATTCGTGATATATTCCCTAACTCTCTGAGAATAGAACTCAGCATTATTTAAGATTTGATTTCTAATATACTCTATATCACCTCTTGATGATGGAGCACCATATTCACTTGACTTTTGACTTACAGCTTTATTAGTAATCTTAAATCCTAAACTTGGTGCTGCTTCATAAATAGCATATAGTGCAGTTGCTGCTTGAATATAGTTATTCATTAAGAATAAATATGGAGCACCTTGAGGAGCACCGAAGTTCTGTATATCATCTATAAACTTCGTATATAAGTTAAAACCTAATACAGATTGTATCCTAACATTTTGAGCTATTAAGATGAATGAGTTTAGGGCATCATCATCTATATTCTGGTCTAAATAACCTGAGTAATACTTCTTTAAGTAATCTACTGTTATAAAATATACTGTGTTTTGAAACATAATCTATTTATTATTTTTTTATTCAATTATATCGCCTAGTAATGCTTCTACCTCTGAATCATCTAAACCCAATCCACTTTTTATTAGGATACTTGCTTGCAATTTATCCAATTGACCTTTCTTAAATTGTCTTATAATTCTTAAAAGTTGTTGGTGTTGTTTAGCAGTCATATTCTTAATGTTTTCATTAACAATTACTTCATTAACATCACCCTCTGTAATGTCCTCTAGTTGCTCCACTTGTACTGGTTGAGCATTAGGGTCAAAGCCAGTTAATGATGATGCCACAGCCTCCTCATATTCGTTTTGGATTAATAGGTGATACTTTTGTTCTGGTGTTATACTTGATTGTAGAACATCTAATATATCTTTAATGTTAGTATTAATCTTACTAAATTGTGGTTTATAGACATTTAGTTTTAATTCATCTTGAATACCATTAATCTTTCTTAACCAATTAAAAGTTTTTTCAATAATCCTCTGTTTAGGTATAACATATTGTTGTGTAAAGATTTCTAAACTTTCTAATAGTTCATTTCTACTACCTAGTTTGCCAGGTGTTTCAATACCGAATAAGCCAGGATTAGTAACCCTATGAGCTTTCAATATACCTTCCCTAACTTGCTCGTTCAACATAATAAACCTTTCATCACTAGCATTCAAGTTGATTGGTTCAAAAGTAGCAGCTGTATCCTTACTATCACTAAAAGTCACCATAACATTACCAGCCATATCACTACCCGAGTATTGATTTCTTAACCTTCTAACTATCTCAAATGATTCCTCATTAGATGGTTGTCCAATAGGAAAATTGATTAACATAGATGGGTGAAAACCATTCTTAACATTATTCAAATGAAAATTACTAATCTCCCACTCAAGTTCAATCCACCTTACACCTGATTCATATTCAGGTCTAGCATAGAACTCAGTACCAGGTCTATATTCTTTAACATATAAAATCTGTGATAATTCTTTTTTATTAGATGTTGAAAAACCTTGATATAAAACTGGTTGGTGTTTATAAGATAAGTTCCAATCATCACAATACCAATAATTTTCTTGTTGTGGATATTTTTCTGGTGTATTTGATACATTTATTCTAATTTTAGATGGGTCTACATAATTGATTTCAGCAATTCTACTTCTATCTTTAGACCAAATTATATTTAGATAAAAACCACCATATAACTCCATATCCATAGCTGTTTTAAAAACTATTTGGTCTAAGTCATCTTGATTATATATGTTCTTTAAAAAAGATAGTGCTTCTGGACTTAATCCAAGTTTCGACCACCCGTGACCACCCACGAGCATCGCTTTTTGTTTTAGAATAGATGCGTGTAATGATGACCTATTAGATAAACTAATTAAGAATTGTGGGTATAAATTATCATCTCCAAAAGACACCCAACCTCTACCATTTGAAATTGTCTCTGATGGAGATGGTATTTCTACTGATGTGAAGTTAAAACTATCAAAGTATTTTTTATCATTAGTGTTTGTATTCATAATCTTATATATTTTTCTTTAGATGTTTTTGTAGTATATTATTTGAGCATCATCATTACCACTATATTCTGTATTATCAGTTGATGTTCCAGTAATTATACATATACCTGTTTCAACAATGCCTATTGACTGAGTATAACTAAGATTATAAGGTGTAGCCATTTCATAAACATTATAGGTATATTCACCAAAATTGGCTACAATTTGACCTTGTGTTAATCCACTTATAGTACCAACCGATACTGTAAAACTATTCCAATACCAAGGTGCATAGCTATTATCATCTTGATAAAATACTACTTCATCAAAACTACCTTTCCTTATTAATTGAAAAGTATAGTATGGTTGCACTTGTGTAGATTTCTCATACAAAGTTAATGTTATACTATTAGTCCCTGGATTGAGATAAATCATCAGTTGGTTTAATTTCTTTTATAACTTTTTTTGGTTTATCCTCCTCAAATAGATTTGAATAACCTTTATTAGAATATATGTTATACATTTCTACATCTATAAATCTAACCAATATATTCTTTTTTGTAAATGGACAAAAAATCAATTCATCTAAATACTGCTCTTTAATCTTTAATTTCATAAATCTATATATTTTTTTTAGTATTTATCTTTTTAGTATAAAAGTTATAAATCTTATCCCACATCATTTTTATTTGCTTTCCAGTTCTATATCTATCATATTCGTTTATATCACTAGTTATTATTTGATAAAAAAAGATTATTATTGAGATTTCGTCAAAATCAATACAATAATTATTTTTAACTACCTTTTGTATAAACTCACCCAAACCATCAACATTAACATTCGGTGGTTTTTTATTAATTCTATAATTCTTGTAATACTCTTTAGTGCATCTTTTACAATAACTATATGATATTGTTTCTTTTTGAGCATAACATTTCGAGCATTTTGTACTTAACATATAGTATATATACAGGTCCTAAAATGAAAAAACCACCTAAAAGGCGGCTTCTTCAAATTGGATATGAAAAGTGTTATGATGGCAATGGAGCCGGTACTATAACACTAAGTGCTGCTGTTGATACTACTTGAGTTAAGGCATCATATTCCTTACCAGTAAATGTTATAGTAAAACCATTTAGGTCGCCATAAGCTTTACCCAATCCACCAGCTACTGCTGATACTTGAACTGGATTTTGTTTCCCTACTAAGAAATAAGCACCATTTACATCAAGAACTAAAATCCTCCATCTACCTCTACCAAGTACATTGACTTGTTCGATTAGTTCTGCATTTGTATTATGTACTGTGATTTCTACTGTTTGTTCGTAGAATGCAGTACCATTCTGAACATTAAAATTACCAGCTTCAGTTAATGAGCCAGTTTCTATTGTTTGTTGAAACTCATAAAAAGATACAGTTGCGCCTGTGAAGGCTGTTATTTGTCCAGCTGTTAAACCAGTACCAATTGTATAACCTATATCATTACCATTCCATTCTCCAATAAAAACCGCCTGAACACCAGCAATCCCTTTACAAGCTATCGAGTATCCTTCTGTTATTAAACAAGACATATTTTTTATTTTTGTTTTTGGTTGACCCTGTGGGGGTATATCTCAACCCCCACTTAATCAATAGTTTTTTTTTATCCTCTATAAGTTACGACATATTGCGGATACGCGATTTGAACTCCTTGCTTCCAAAGTGCTCTGAAAAAGATTGCGTTAAAATCTTCTGATTTCCAAATCCTAAATGACTCGTAATCATTCTGTAAATCTGTCCCAAAGAATAGGTTAGAAGCTGGGCTCATTACCATTCTATTTGTAGAAGATAAACCTCTAGTTGCTAGAACTCTAATGTTTGTACCAGGATGCATAATTGAGTATCCAATGTCATTTGATTCATCAGCTGTGAAGTGAAAATAATTAGCATCTCTTAAAGCTCTTACATATGTTCTGTAGTTAGCATAAGATAAGAATAGTGTTAAGTCAGGCTGGTCCCAAACATTTTGAGGTAGTGCAGAAGCCATAGCATCTACTACACCAATAGCATTTGATATAGTTAAAGCACCAGAGGCAGTAGTTCCATTAGGACTAGCAGTACCACCAACTCTAACAACAGAAGATACAAAGTCAGTATCAATAAGTTCTAGGAACCCATCACATTTTCTCATATTAGCATCTGTTGAATATGAAGCACCAGCTACACAACCAACCCAAATAAGGTCATCAATTAAACCTTGGATTTTGTCTACTTTATCAGCTACATACATTTTAGCAAAAGCAGTTGGCTCAAGTGTATCATAGTATGAACCAGATTTCATAAGCTTACCAGTCCAGTATTGTTCTAATGAACCATTACCATTTAGACATATTTGCTCCTCAACCATTAGAGGACATACTGTTAATGAGTTCTGAGATAGTGTTACAGAACCTGTTGCTGCTAATTGACCGCAAGCAGCGTCTTGAACCACCAAGTTGGAGGTCATAATGTTTAGTGCGTCAGCATATTTCACACCAGTTTGGACTGAAATATATTGTTGTGTTCTACCAGCAAGTACAGATTCTCTGATGAGTTCCATCGCGAGTTGGTCTGTATATTTAGTTAGAGCACTTGTTACGATTGTACTATTAAAAGGCATATTTTTTTATTTTTTTTTATTACAATTTAGTATTGTTGTTTTCTTTTTTGTTTTGTTTAATTAATTCCCTAATCTCTTGTATTTCAGACATATTCTTTCTTTTAGAGAACTCTTTAGGGTCAGCTGATGAATTAACACCCTTAGCCATTTTTATTGATTCTGTAGCTGGTTCCTCTGAGTATTTTTTCATACTACCCATCATTTCCTCGTGTGCTTTTTGTATATCATCAATAGACATAAGAACTTTAGCAAGTACTTCTTCTAATCTAGCAATTCTTTCATCAGCACTTGAAGGAACCTCAGCATCTTCAACTTCTACCTCAATAGATTCCTCACCAATTGGCATTTCCTCCATTTCTACTTTTTTAAGGTCAGCAGAAGTAATTGGTGATTCCTCAACCATAGCAGGCTCAGAAATGGATTTTATTTTATTATCCTCAACTGATACTACTCTACCATCAGCTAATTTATAATCAGCATTATTTAACGGAAATTGATTACCATCTAAATTAATACCAAAAACATCAGCACCAACTTCAAGTGTATCACCAGGTGTAGTTAATCTTGTACCATCTTCACACTCATAATCACTGAACATCTTTTTTTCCATCTCAGTATCCTCTTTTACTTTTTCCTCAGTTAAACTAAAAAGCTTTTTTAAGGCTTGTTTAATCTGATAGATTTGTTCTCCTTTATTCATTTAATTGAACTTTTTTTTTATACTATTGTATATAGTTATTATTTTTATTTATATTTGCTTTTTTTGACTATTTTTTTAAATTATTTATTTATTTTCCCATTTAGCATAACATATAGCCGCTGCTTGGTCTTGTGGCTTACCACTATTTATCTCAACACCAATACACCTAGATACAAACTCATCTTTTGTTTCACCAGATTTAGGTTCAACAATAAACTCTTGATTACATATGTGGCAAACATAAGGGTCATCACCACCATCTTCTAAATACCATCTATGACCACACTCCTTACAAATTATTATTTCATTTTCAAAATCTTTATTATCTATTTGTTTAAGTTTCCTTTGAGCCCACTCAACACCAGCATCACCACCCCAAGCCAACCACATTAATCTACCACAACCATCACCTAGTTCTTTTTGACTATTTTGTCTATGTCTTTCAAAAGCAGCCATTCTAGCAATAGTACTTCTAGTTATTGGTTCACCTTTAGCAAGTTGATTAGCTCTAGCTTTTCCAACAGGAGTTCCACAAGAACCCCACCCATTTTCCTCAGCATATCTTAAAGCTATTTTAGCATTTTCAGTAGCTGCTTTTGGGTAATCATCATACGAAGCTTCAAAACACTCCATAATATCCGCTAACTCCTCTTCTTTTAAAGTATCAATTAATTCATCAATATATTTAGGGGCATCAACTATTACACTTTCCATTTGAACTAGTTTTTGACCCATAAGTCCTTCAACCGAAAAAGAAAACTTACCTTCCTCTTTAACCTCACTAAACCAAAAATCCTCATCTTCAATCTTAACCTCAATAAAAAATGAACCAACTGGTAAATTATAACCATAATATCTTGATTTATCATATATAGGGTCTTCGATAATCCAAGCGCCTTGTATAAAACCAGGTACCATCTTATTTGAGTGGTCGATATTTAGAGATTTATTATTATCATCTTTAAGAAACTTATCAACCATTTTTTTAATAGTTTCTTTAGTAAAATAAACATAGTAATAATTATCATTATCGTCCTTTCTTAAAATCTTTTTATTAGCAATCATAGCAGGTCCTACTATAACTTGTTTATCTTTCACAGATTTAAATCTATACTCTTTCTCTACATCTGATGAAAAATACATACCCATAACGGATATAGCTGGGTCAGCAACTAAACTAATCATTCTAATTCCCTGATTACCTTCCTCATCTATCTGTATTTCGTAGACTGGTAAATCCTCCATTCTTATATTCTTATTCATAGTGTATATATATTTTATGATTGTTTATTTTTCCTCGCATTAATTCTATTTATATTCTCTATATATTTATCACGATGATGCCAATATGCCATAAGTGTTAAGCACTCAATGTAATTAGTACCATACACTTGTTTATGTTTTGTTATATCACCATTACTTAACCTATCAACCATTCCAATCCAATTCAATTCTTCTGGCATTTCATCAACACTTACCCTACTTTGTTGTGCTGGAGAGGGTCGCGAAAAAAGTATATCATAATCTTGCATTACTTTATTCTCCCACCTGTAAAAGCCTTCACGATAAACATAGAGTTAATGCCAGGTATTTGTTTAAATAATTCTTTCCTTCTATTGAGTACATTTATATCACCAACAAATGGTTCAAGTTCATATTCAATCTCGCCAAACTCATTTGTTTTTTCTTTAGCTGGTCTAACTAATATAGTCAAAAGGTTTAACCATTGTTCGAATTGACTTTTGCTATTTTTTTCTAGTAATTTAATAGATATTTTCTCACCTAAAGTTAATTGGTTTGGTAGATTATATGAATACAACTTACCTTCTAATATAAATGATTTTTGTTCTATATCTGCAAACTCATCTATTTTAAAACCAGCAATTACATCTGGAAACTCCATAAGTTCCTCCTCATATAATGAACTTATAAAATCAACATTTTTTTCTGTTAGTATTGAAATAAACTTTACTAAAAATAATTCAGCAACCATATCTGTTGATTCTGAGTATAACTCCATCAATGAAATATATTCAGCTGTGGTTAAATCCTTCCAACAATCTTTAACATTAACATCTTCGTTTTGTAATCTAACTATTCTCATATCTTTTTATTTTTATATATTCTATTTTTTTAACCACCTAATTTACTTCTTGTTTCAATAACTTCAACTCTATTAATTGTACTTCGTATATCACCTTCTGTAACATATACCTTTTGCCAAGGTTGTTGAGTACTTTGTGGCATAATATTTGTTTGGCCCAACCCAATAGTAGAAGGTGCTTGTATTCCAGAAGATTGTATCGGTGGTGGATTTGCAGGTGGTGTACCTCCTCCACCACCTGCAGAACCACCACCACCACTGAATTGTTTTGCTTGTATTGCCGCTATTTGTATTCCTGTTGTTAAAGTTGCAAATCCTATTCTTATACCTGTTAATACACCAAGGGTTGGGTCTGGTGTTGCTAAAGCAGCAACGATTGCTTGAGCACCATTTATTAGTGTAGTTACTATAGCTAAGTTTTTTTGCCTTTTAAAACTTTCTTCTAAAATCTTTTTCTCCGCTTCTGAACCCTTTATAACACCATTTAGTTTATTTTGAGTTTGTTCAGCATCTAATGCACCAATAGCTGATACAAAACTTGAAAATCCACCAAGTACTTCTTGAGCTATAGCGAATGCATTATCCCTTCTTTTTTCCTCTTCTTTCTTTTTCTTTTCGGTTACTTCTTTTGCCTTCTCAACAATTTTAGCATCTATCTCATCTTGTTTAACCAATAAAGCATTATCTAATTCCTCCTTTTTAAGTGCAAACTCTTTTTCAGCAGCTTCCCTAGCTAATGTACCAGCAGTAGTAGAATCAATAACAGATTGTAATCTTTCAAGTTCAATTCTTTTAGTTTCCTCTAAATCTGCTTTTTGCTGAGTTAATCTCTCAACATCATCTTTTATACGATTAGTAGAGTTTTCCCTTCTTTTTAAAGCAAGTTCAGTTTCAGTTGACTTTTCAGCATTTGTTAATTCAATACCCTCTTTTCTTAGAGCGACTTCATTTGCTTTTTGCTCTGACCTCTTACCTTCTATATCTGCTAATACTTGGTCTTTTTGAGCTAAAGCATTTGTTAAAGCAACTTGATTCTCAATAGTGTTATTAGCATTTTTCCTAGCTTGAGCAGCTGCTACTTGAATATCAACATTTTTTAATAATGTTTGTTCTTGTTCATTCAATACAGCTTCTAACTTTACATTAGCAGCAGTTCTTTCTGCAATTGACTTTGTATCATCATCTCTAATTTGTCTTAACTTTTCAGCCTGTGTTTCATATTTAGCATTTAACCTTTGAGTTTGAGCTTCTGATTTTTTTGCATTATTTTCTAATTGAACCAATGCTTTTCCTTGAGCTAAAGCACCTTCAATACTAATCTTTTTAATACCCTCAACAGATTTTCCAACAACAGAACTAACCTCATTAACTGCTTTTCCTATATTATTAACTATATCAGTACCAGCAGCAATAGCATCTGTACCAACTTCTTTTAAACTAGTAGAAGCAGCATCTATATCAGCTGTTAATTCTTTAATCCTTTTATCATCACCAGAGCCAAATGTACTTTGTTCCCATAATAGTTGTACCTCAGCAATAGCTAGTTTTATACCATAAAAAGCTGCTTTCAATGGAGTTAGAGCAATTGTTATACCACCTTTCAGTACTGCAAATAATCCTTCAAATCCATTTGATGCTTCGTATGTTTGTTTAACAGCATCGATTATAACACCAACTACTTCTTGAAATATTATATTAACACCCTCCATTACACCCTTTAAAGCATCTGCTACAACTTGATTGGACATAAAAGCATCTTTCAATAAACCAAAAGCACCCTCTGCTAATTTAGCAACACCAATACCAGCAGCTATTTCTTTAACTGATGATGCAAAACTCTTTCCAGCGTCCTTACTCTGCTTACCAGTTTTTTCTTCAGCATCACCAAGTTTATCAACACTTTTGGTTACATCCTTTACTTTGGTATTCAGTGTATCCAAAGTTTTTCCCATATCACCCTCGAATTGGGTTTTAATTCCAATAACTATATCTTGAGCCATAGGTTATATATTTTTTAATAGTGGTTATATTTTAGGTTTATTTCATAGTAAAAACTAGCAGTAAATCCAAAATTGGTATATAAAACTAGGGCGGGTTCATCACCACCCCAAATGATAGATGAATATTGGTCGATATAAGATTGAACATCATTTGGAGATGTTAGATTGTTATAACTAACTCTACTTCCAGTAGCAGTAAATACAGACATTCCACCACCATCATACCAGGCCCTCTGTGATAGATAATCAAACCCAACTTCTGTTCCAGAGTTATACCTTACTGTAATTTCTATATCTAAAGTTGAATATGTGAAAAAATCCATATAGTTGTAATAAAAATCACTTAGGCGGATAAAGGTGGTAGTGTTATTTAAGTTCAACTCCTCCCCTAAAATCTTATGGCTTACTTGATTTTCAACTCTTAAAATCTGGTTATTTGTTATTATCCTAGATTCTGTGATATAATCAGTTCCTATTATTGTGGTTCTAATACTATCATCTTCCAACACGAATTGTTGTGATGTGCCTGTATTAAGATTATTTCTTTGGATTGATAAAGCCCCATTATCATAATCCTTATACTCGATTGCTAAACCTGGTACTGGACTATTGATTTGTAGATAAGAACCACCAGGATAATCAGCTGGGTTATATTGGTTTAATCTAAACTTTCCATAAGTATTATTAGGCAAATCCTGTAAAACTAAATCACCAATAATCATTTTATTAAAGCTTGATGTGCCAACCACATTAGTTATAAAGTTTTGTGAGTTAATCTCAACTGTATCAGAACCAATATAAAGTGTGTTTGATGATATTGATTGAGTTAAGGTTATATTATTACCAATTATGAATACATCGCTTATTGTTTCATCAACTCTAATAGATTCAGTTCCTGTTACTGGCAGTATTAAACTTACATTATTACCAAAAACAAAAGAACCTTCATATTCACTAAATATATTATTACCAACTAAAACACTTGGATTACTACTACCATCTAATGTAGATATAGAAGCTCCTAGTAAAAAGTTTCTTGAACCATAAATATTATAATTATCATCACCCATTATCAAATTACCACGACCAATTATAGCTCCATTATTAAGGCCAGAAACTATATTATCACTATCATAGATAAAATTACCATCACCACTTACTATATTATTAGGTGCATAAACTTGGTTAAATAATGAGGTATTAATAACACCACTATAGATTTGTGTTTGAAGTGGGGTTGACCTAAAACCTGTACTTTGTTCTATATAATTACTTCTATTAAGTAAATTACTATTTATAGATATTAAAAATGTATATGTTTCACCACTAGATAGTGAGCCATTTCCAGAGTTTATTAGTAGATTCCAACTAAAACCAGGCCCACCTGGTATGTTTGGAGTTACGCTATAAATACCATAATTTGTAGGGTCTCCTAATTCTGATATTTTAACAGTTATATCATTACCATTAACAACCCTTTCATTTAATATATTAGACAACCAATCAAATACAGATATACCACCCGTATCTGTACTTGCAGTATTAAAGTATATAGATACAAGGTCAATAAAATCTACTGATGTAGAAGCATTAAATGTACCACTAATACTTGGACTAGTTGTACCAATTGAATTAAATATAAATCTATTAGATTCATAACCATCTTTATTTAACGAATAATCATATGCTTTTATAAACTCAACTTTTGTACTATCCATTTGATTTGGGTCGTAGTCAAGTATTTTATTAACTCTGTAATATGCAGAAGCATTATTTATTGTTAGAAATACTAAATTAGCAAAACTGAACTCATTAATATCATATGAGTTTAGATTTAAATAGGCTGTTATAAATCTACTATCTTTATTATTTAATTCTAAAACACTATTGTTCCAGTATTTATAATATAGATTATTTATTGTTTCTTTATAATTCCTAACAAATGAAGTCACATTACCAAAATTGAGAGTTTGTGTTGGGTTGAATGGGTCATCAGAAAATCCAGCATAAGGATAAGAACTTTGTGTTAATGGAATACCAGTAGTGGCTCCAGTTGGGTATATTCTAAATGTATCACCTGAACTTAGTGGTATTAATTTAGAATATAATATTCTTGGATTACCACCACTATAGTTTGTAAAATTACCATTGTTTAATGATAGTATTGATGGTATAACCATCTGTGATGAATTGGCCAATAAGTTATTTGGTGTTGCTGAGAATATAGTTTCTATCTTAGTTTCACCAGTAGTAAACTCATTATCAAACTCATATTTATACTCACCAAATACAGTGTTTGTTGTTTGTGTGTATAAACTATTATAAAAATCTTTATCTGGCTTATGACTAAAATACTGAGTTCTATTTTGTATATTACTAGTTATTTGACTATCAATTGGTTTGCTCAAATCTATTTTATTTGACCAATCTAAATCAGAACCATATTTCCTATAATAATCATCTCTTGGTTCTATTATAAAACTATTTGAACCATCTCTACTAGGTTCTATAAAAAGATTAAACATTCTAACAATACTAGTTAAGAAATCTTTTTGTTTAATGTTTGATAATGACCTTGGTATATTAACTAATCCATTACCTACTTGCACAGTATCATCGAATATATAACTAATTTTAACATCAGAAACATTTAGTATGAACTCATTTAATGTACCAGTAGCAGTACCATAATAAGATGGAATACCATTACCTTGGCGAAGTATTAAAGGTCTTACTATGAAAATCCTTAATCTTTCACCCTCTCTAACAGTTAGTGGGTCTACAATCAAATCAGTAGTTATACTACCAGAGTATTGCCATAAATTAGTAGTGGCATTATAACCAACAGTAAAGTTCTTATCATATCTAATAGAATACCACTCATTCCCACCAAACTTTAGATTTGACCAAGTAGTTTGATTACCTGGAGTGAAATATCCACTATTACCAATTACTTGTTGAAAAGTTGGAGAAGTTGTTGTAAAATTAGAACTTGTTGCACCATTACCATTGTTAATATATTCTCTTTTCACATATATTCTTATATCATCTGATTGGTTCCTTAAATTAAAATCAGCAGTATCTGGGTCAGGATTTGGCCCTTGAGCATTTGGATATACCCATTTTGGTGTAGTACCAGCAGTAAAATTAGGTAATCCACTCCAAGTATCATAGAATACACCCGATTCAATTAAGCCAAAATCAATCTTTATTTTTTGAGCTATTCTTTGGTCATTAGGGGCGCTATATATCTGACTTGAAGTCGCATATAAATTATTAGGATTATATATGATTGTATTAGCTTCTATAGTATTCCAAAACCACGTAGCTAATGCTGGTGCCCAAAAATTACCAACATTATTAGCTGGTATATCTCTATCCCATTTATAATTTTTAGTTCCACTTTGTGCTATTATTAAACCCTCTTTGTTATCACTCAATACTAGATTTGTAAATCCAGGTGAGTTTGAAACAACAGGTAATAAAATAAGCCTTTTAAAAAAATCACTATTTAAAAAATCACTCCTATAGTAATAACCAGCCTCTGTAAAGATTTGGTCAAGTATTATTTTTATAAAAATAGAAACTTTAAAATCTCTTATATTAAAAATCTTAGTCATTGATAATGAGTTACCATAATCAATCATAGGGTAATAATACCCATCAGTAAATGAATTATTCCAAGAACCAACTACATTATCATAATTAAAGGCGTGGTTAAATCTTGATAATTTTAAATCACTTAGATATAACTCACCAATGTTTTTATATAGATTATCATTATCAGAATATATTACAACATCATATGAATGCCTGTTATTATCATAATCATAACTAATGTTTGTTAGTTGTAGATTACCAGAAAAAATCTCTAATGTATCTCTGAGTACTAAACATTTGACTTTTTTGTTTGGGTTAAAAACTCTTTCACCACCAAAATATGTTGATGTTGATTCTATGTTAAATATATCACTAAAAGCCTTCCTATTCGTACCAGTGTCTGGTAATTTTATAGTTTTACTATAAGAACTATTTTTATTTGATATATCTGATATATCAGCTATATTAAAGTTTAGTGATATACTTTCATCTTGAAATGTATCTAAATAAATGTTAGGTGTTCCACTACCAAATAAATCTTCTGTTATTAAAAGTTCAAATCTCATATGTTATATTTATTGTCTTTGCATTGGCGTATCAACAGCCATTTTATAATTTATTGTTAAATTAAATATACTATCTCTAACAGCTGTTTTTATTTCATATGAAGTATCTGTTATAACAACAGCTACTGGGTCAAAAGCACTACCACTTGTTGCGTAGTATTTCATAATATAAACTTCTGGACTTTCAACTAACTCAGATAAAAACTCATATTCAGTTTCGGTAATCCAATTTGTATTTGCTGTAAATGTTTTTTGGACATTACCACTCATAACTGTTCTACCTCTAAATCCAATACCAAGTGAGCCATTTTGTGTTTCACCCCAATTTATTTCCTTTTTATATTCATTACGAGTTATAGAATGCGTTTCTTTAGAATCCTGTGTAAATGTCCAATAATCCCAACCACCTAGTTTATTCAAAAACATAAACTCAACTGGGTCATAAATAGTACAATCTCTATCATATTTATAGTATCTACCCTCAGTAATAATTGTTGATGATGCTGTTGGATTGATTACAATATGAACTGATAAGTAATCAACAGCAGATGGTGTGATAAAATAAGCTAATCTGTTTAACCAACCAACAGGTATTCTAACTTTATATAAATCACCAGGAGTTGCGGCAAGACCAAATGCATCATTAAGGCTTTCGACGAAACTATCTAGTATTGCAAAGTTTTTATCATATGACCGAATAATTACAGCTATATTATTACTAACAAGTAATTGACTATCAAATATACAATCTATTGTTTCATAATACCCAACCCTTGTTTTTTTAGTATAATTAAAGCAACTAGTACTTGCAGTTCCAGCACAGAGTTTCTGACTTCTATTTGGGTAATTTGATAAAAACTTAAATGTTGTTGGTGGATTATCAAGTGGGTAGCTTCCTGTACTCCCATCGACTACTAACCAATTATAGGTGAGTGGATATAATTCATATGGTGTTATACCATTGAAGCCATATAAATCAGTTATGTTTGTTGTATCAGCATCTGATTGACTATACTCTGTTATTGTACCTAGTGGTGTTGCAGAAGCCATACTTGATGTAAATGGTGTAGTAGTTACTATTGTATTTGTTGTACCACTTGTGGATAAAGCGTGGACACCCTGTACGAATGTATTATCAGTAACTATATAAACTGAATTATTTGTATTATTAACAAAAGGACTAACAGTACTAAAAGAAAATCCTAAAAAACTATTAGGACCAACTACAGCCTGAAAAGCTGTAACCGATAAGTTTGGATTGTATGAAAATCCACTATTCACTGAGTATTTAATTAATGGTGATGAATAATTTGGTGTGTTTATTGGAAATAAAAAAATTGGTAAATCTGTATTATACCCTTGATAACTATTTGATATAAAACTTCTTAATGGATTAGATACTGAAAATGCTCCATATCCAACAACAAATCCACTATTATCAATTGGTCTTGGTGGGTACTGAAAAACACCTAAGTTAATTTCTGGTTGTGTTAAACCATTATTAAAAAAGGCTGTTAATAGAGTAAAGTATCTAAAATTATTAGAACCTACACCAATTATTGATGAATTACTTGTAGATAAACCAAGTGCAATTGTATTTCCCCAAATATCGTTTAATGAGCTGAGTTTATCTGGTGCTCTCAACACAATCGTTTCTGCTGTTAATGCCATATTCTATATATTTTATTTATAAAGTGCTATTTAAGTTAATAATCAATTTATCTAACAATTCTTGTATATCTTTAACAGCACCAGCTTTAATGATACTTTCTTTATTTCTTATTATATTATCTATAAGTTTATTGGTTATATTTAGTGGTTTAATTCCCTTTCTACCAATTGACCTAGCTATAACAAAAGCAGTTTGAGCACTAGTTTGACCTTTTATAATAATACCTCTTCTATCCACCCATTTTTTAATAGGTCCAGATGGTGGCATCTTTCCTGGCTTTCTACCCTTATCCACATTACTAAAATATGGTGCTGCTAATATAGTTAAAAATAAAGTATCAACATCTTTAATAATTTTAAAATCAAGTGATTTGATTAGATTACCTGTGACTTGTTTATCATTCTCAACCAAGATTTTTGTTATAAAACCAATAGCTTCAACTCCAATTATTTCAAGTTGTTTTCTAAGGTTTGTTGTGTCGAGTTGTTGAGCCATTATTAATTATTATTATTATTATATTATATCATTCGTCTGTTTCTTACTTTGCACCAATTTTTGGTTGAAGGACTTACTCAGATAACACAATCCGATGTGCCCCACAATCCAAAAACTATTTTATAACACTATCAATAGGTATTTTAACAGTATCATTGATACAAGTATCTATAAGTATAACTTTAGTATCAGTATGAGTAATGCCATAATTCTCAATAAGGACTACAAATAAAAAAACAGCAAATATAAATACAACTATCCCTAAAACTTTTTTCATTTATTTTATTTTATTTTTTAGTTAAATCTACCAACACTATCCGCCCATACTATCTTTGCATCAATCATATCATTAATAACAACAGGAGTACCCATCATAATCTTAAAGTAATCATATTCACCCATTACTTGGTCAGCTACTACATCAGTAGGTACTCCATTAGCATCTACCTTGGTATTGTTGTCTGCTGTTAGTGGTACAGATTTTATAGGTATATCAGTAATCAATATATCATCTTGTGTGTAATTATATACATCTAATTGTAATATAACATATTTGTTCTTACAATCTATTACGATTAGTACCTCATCATTGTCTACTTTTCTTTTAAAGTCAAAGTTTGGGTTGTCTGAAATGTTTATCATTATTATTTATTTATATTTTATTGAGTTAATATCCAATCAAAAGCTACAGTACCTGTTAAGCCAGATAAGTATGTAACTGTGAATGTAGTTGTTGTTTTAGCACTGATGTATAATAAAGCACAACTCAATAGATTAGTTGGAGTTATAGCAACTTCATATGTGCTATTAGGTTGTGTTCCACCAAAAGTCACAACAAATGCTGTACTAGCAGTAGCAGTAGTAGAAAAATTACCTGACCTACCTTTTAATATAGTTTGTCTTGTACTATTAGCAGTAATAAATAAATCAGTATTATCATATTCCATAGCACCATTCACAGGTGTCGTAAGAAGAACAGGACTAGTTGTATTAAAGTATATTGGTGCAGTGCCAGCAGCAGCTGTGTTAGTTCTTAAGTTAAGAGTTGTGTTTAATGTTAATCCACTACTATTAATTTGAGCCCTAGCTGTAGTTGATTCATTATTCGTATAAAACTTAATCCCACCCGGGTCACAAAACCACATAAAACCAGTTTCCCTACCAATGGCTGATTCAACACTAATGAATGTGTTTGTAGTTTCTTGTAATACAATTTTCTTACCAGCTGTTCTTGTCCCAGTAAATGGTGTTGGTTGTGATAATTGTGGAGTTGAACCAAATGATAAAGTATAACTTTGAGAACCAGCGCCCGCAATAAGTAGTTGAGATACTAAATTATTCGCATCAGATGGTGAGTTTAGTTGTAACCCTCTAACTCCATCATTAGTAAGTAAATTATAAGTAAATTGACCACTAGAAACTTGGCTACTATTAGGATAAAATCTAACATTTGATGGACTAGACAACCATAGTGCATTTCCAGAATCTAATCCCAATGCAGCATCAAGGCCAGTGAATAGATTTGGTGATGCATAAAGAGCAATTTTAGTTCCTAAACTTCTTGTTGTACTTGGAGTTCCAACTTGTGTATTAGCACCAAAACTTATCCATTGATAGTTATTAGAACCAGTTGATACTAATAAGTTGGGTATTGTTGAAGTAGAGTTTCCATTTAGGTTTAATCCCACAACATTACTACCAGATTCAAATTGTCCAACTGAGTTTAATGTACTATCTGGATAGTATTTAATAACTCCGTGTGCCTGCGTCCATAAAGCAGTTCTCGATGCTACTGTTTCAACACCAATAGCAGTATCAGAGTTTATAAAAAAGTTTGGTGATGGTACAAATACCAACTTAGAACCAATTGCTCTTCCATTAGCTGCTGCTGTTGGTCCTCCTAAACCAGCATTAGATGCTAAAGCAGGAAATCCTATCCATTGAGACCCTGACCCACCAATAAATAATTGTGGATTTGCTACACCACCAGTAGTTGGTGAAATTGATACACTTGGCGCAGAAGCTGGACTTGAGCTAAAACCTTGAGCTGCACTAAAGGTCTGTGATATACCTAAAACAGCTAAGGTATCTGATGTTGTTATTAGTGGTACTGTTAATGTTCTAGCAGCAGTTATATTAGAACCAACGATTGTATAAAAGTTAGTTGCATTATTATCTGGTCTAGCTAATCGTAATGTATTATTGCTAAATAACTTTGCAGCAGTTACTGTTTGGGTGGCTCCTAATATCATATCACCAGAGCCTGCAGGTGTGAACCAAGTATTATCACCTCTAAGATAAGTAGCAGATGATGGTGAGCCTGTTGCTGATAGATTAGCTATACCAACAACAGAATTAGATAAAGTAGTTGTTATAGCTGTTAAACCAGTACCTGTTACAGCACCAGATAAAGTTATAGGTTGGTTAGGACCAGTTGGGCCTTGAAATCCTTGAACTCCTTGTGGTCCTGATATACCAATAGATAGGGGTATAAAGATTATATTTTCCCCATTTGTATATTGGTGTCCACCTTCAACATATGTGACTGGTATAGTTGTATATACTAATGTTTGACTTACAGTACCACTAACAGTCCATTTTTGATATGCAGTAGAATCATTTGCATCTTGAATAATTATATTATCACCAGTTTTAATCAATGCTAAAAAAACATCTATATCTATATTATCAGTTGTAATGTGGTCAACATATATTATAGTTGAGTTTATTTGTGTAGCATCATTCCAAATAATCTGTGAGTTAGAAGGTGGTGGTGATTGTGTATTTGTTCTAGCATTATATCTGTAATATGATACTGATATACCATCGGAGCCTTGTGGGCCTGTACCACCTTGAACACCTTGAGGACCAGTTTCACCTTGAGCACCTGTTTCTCCTTGAGGTCCTGTTGGACCAGTTAAAGTTCCAACCAAATCTAATAATTGACTATATCCTAATGGCATCTTTTTATGTTTTTTTTATATATAATTATTTATATCTGTTTGATAGGCTATATTTAGATATGGGTCATATAGAAACTCTATATTATCACCATAATTAATTGTTGGGTCTATACCACCCTCACATCTCAAATTACTTGAGTTAATAAATGTAACTGGTGTGGTTCCACCAGCTATTTTATTAGATATACTTATTTTAAACTTATATGTATCTGTTGAATTAATAGTTAAAAAATTAACATTTATTGAGTTTACAATACCTGCGAATGTACCACCATATCCATCAATTGGAAGTTTATAACCAGGAGTTGGATATACTGTACCATTACCTATTGTTATAGTATCATCAACTAAAATATAGTTATTAGTACTTCCTAAAAGTTTATTATCACTAAAAAAACATTCAATTAAATAAAGGGGTAAATCATCATTACTTATAGCAAACTCAACATCATTAAAAGTACAACCATTAATATATTGTAATTCATTTGTTTGTAATTGACTTTGTGATATATTATTAAATAAACCATATCTATAAGTATTAGAACGAAATTGTATATTTGGATAATTTATGATAAAACATCTACCAGCATATTCTATTGAATTATCACGAACTTCATCATCACCAAATCTAAAAAAATCACAAAGTCGTTCCTCACTATTATCATATACCACATTTCCTCTGGAATCTTCCAATCTAACAAATCCATAACCAAATATAATACGCCTTTCCCAACTAAATATTATCTTAACTGTTTCAGTAATATAACCATAATTACTTGTATAATCTTTATCTAACAAAACACTATTATCAAAAATGTCTTGTTGTACTAATAAACTTGATGCTGTTCCAATTAACCAATGTTGATTGTTGAAAATAACAATATCATTTATATTAACAGATAGTCCGTAATAAGGAACTCCTAATTGTGTTGGTGTTGGTGTAATATCTGAGTAATTACCAACATCATTATAATCAGCGTTAATTTGTAATAAATAACCATCTGGAGAAAATCTCTTATCTGTTATAGCTTTGAAAAATATATCACCAAAAGTATTATAATCATTATTTTGAATAGTGTTTCTATTTATTATTCTATACCATCTATTTTCTATTAAAGGTCCTGTTGTATTAACATCATTATCAAGAATAAATGTCAAAACATATGATTCATCTATATCAATAAAATCAGTTTGTCCATCAGCACCTGTCGCACCTTGAGGTCCTGTAAAACCTTGTGAACCAGTAAATCCTTGAACACCCGTTGAGCCTTGTGGTCCTGTAAATCCTTGAGCACCCGTTGAACCTTGTGGACCAGTAAATCCTTGAACACCAGTATTACCTTGTGGACCTGTTTGACCTATTAATCCAACACCAGTAGCTCCTTGAGGACCTGTAGCACCAATAGGACCTGTAGGACCTGCGATACCAACTACTGAATAATTAAATACATTATTATTTAAACTGAATGTAAATCCAGCTAAACTATCAATAGGTACATTACAAGGTGTATATCTTATAGGAAATCTTAATGTGAACTCAACCATATGTCCATTTGCATTAACATCTGTTTCCTCATATACAGGTTCAAAAATTACATCACCTTGGTCAATAGATAAACCCAATTGTATAAATAATGGGTGTTGGTCTAATTCAGTTACAATAGTATCTAATATAAACTTAGTATCAGATAGGATTTCATTATAATTAGATTGGTCTTTCTGGATTCTATCCATACAATATAATCTAAAAGTATATAATCCTGTCTTATGAGAACCATTACCGATAGTAATTCTTGATTGTGCTTCCTCACACCAAATATAAGGTGTTTGTAAATCCTTTAAGGCATTCATATCCCATAAAGGGCCGTGCCTAAAATCTTTAACCATTCTGTGGTTTCTCGATACTAAACCAATGAGTTCAATAAGTTTGTTGAGTGACGGAGTATTACTTGCCATAGTTATTGTATATATTCTATTTTATATTTATTTTTTTTCCAACTTCCACTTATATCCACCAGCCTCAGTTCTATTACCTCTATAATTCATCATTATATTATGTGGGTTAGCAGAAGGATTTTCTTTTTGAGCTGATGTAAATGATGGATAAGATTTTATAAACACATCATCTAATGTATATTGATTAATAATATATTCATCATCAAGATTACCATTTATTCTTTTAATACTAAAATCAGCATATCTTTCATTAAGCTCAAAACCAATAGATTTTCTATTGAGTTCTTTTGCTGCTAATGATGTAGTCCCAATCCCACTAAAAGGGTCAAGAATTAAATCACCTTCATCTGTTAATAGATTTATAAAATAACTTGGTAGTTCCTTGTGATAAGGTGCTGGGTGTTTAATAGTATTATCTCTTGAAGCTCCAGCTGTTGGAAATCTAAATACATTATCTGGCCTAACCTTATCGGGTATTATTTTATCCTTAAATGTATGTTGTGGTTGTACATCTACTATTTCTTTAATATGTCTAATTTTTACCTTTTTATGAACTCTAGCACCGTCAATTACATTTGGGTGATAATCTGTTATTGGGTATTTCCATCTATCAAAACTACCATCTTTAGGATTTTCTAAAACTCTATCCATATAGAACTTTATTTGGTTTTTATCTTTACAAAAATGAAAAATCCATTCAGTCATATTTCTAAATCTTTTAGTTGAACCATTAGGAATACCATTTGTTTTATACCAAATATAATAGTCATACATCTTTAATTTTGTTTCACTATTATTCCTACTAATCAAATCAAATATAAAGGTGTTTCTATAACCACCTACACACTTATCATTAATGTTTAGTATGAAACTACCACTTGGTTTTAAAACTCTATATACCTCCTTAAAAAGGGGTAAAATCCAATCACAATAATCATCTACTTTTTTTACAGATACATTTTTACCATAGTTTATTATATCAGCATATGGTGGACTTGTAATAACTAAATCCACTGAGTTGTCTGGTAGTTCTTTAATCAAGTCAAAACAATCACCAGTTAAAATCTTTTGTTCCATTTTTCATATCTTATTTTTTTACATAACAAAGATTTTGGTATATTCAGAGTTAAACTTCTTTTTCTTATGTGTAAATATACCATATCTTAAAGCATCTAATCCATCATCATTCATCTTAATAGGTTCATCAAATACTTGGTCTCCTTTTGATTTCCAAGAATATAATTTATATTCCCTCCATAGATTAGTTGATTCTACATTGATATATATTTCTTTTGACTTTACATAGTCAATACCTTCTTTAACTTGTTTATTAGAACCTTGACTATTAAGTCCAGCCCTTCTCAATTCTTCAATCACATCAGGTCTAGCACTATCAACATAAATAGGTTGTCTATCATTTATTAAAGTTTTTATCTTAACCATTAAATCAGATATAGTTAATTTACTTTCATAGATAAGTTCCTCAACATATATTCTCTCACCACTATACTTAACTTTTATTAAAGCCATCGCGTGGTTATAACCAATATCAAGTCCATAACAATAATCATTTATTTCTGGCTCATCTACATATTGTTTAAAATGTGAATATATCCTAGTAGATGAGATTGGTCTTTCACCTAAGCAATACACGCGATAGTATTGCTCATCTACATTTATAAGATTTTCAATTTCAGTTATTATAGATTTTGATAAAAATGTATTATCTTTGTAAGTTGATTTTATTAAAATGCTTCTTTCATCATTAACCAAATTATATAAAAAGTGTTCAGTATCTGATGGGTTAAAGTCAATAAATAAAGTTGTATTTGTCCTTAAACTTAATTGTTGAAATTCCTCTAAATCTAATTCATTTGCTTCGTTTATATAACATATGTCCCTTTTTCTACCTCTTACCTTTTTTGAATCATCTATACTAAAAAATTCAATTAGTGAACCATTATTGAAATTATAAATATGTTCTGTTTTATTATGGTTGTTTTCATCATAAACATTAAAGCTATTCATTATCTCAATAAAATCTTTTAATACAGAACCTCTTAAAGATGGAAATGATTTTCTAACTATTGAACATTTCATCTTTGGGGTTGTTAAACATAAAAAAATTAAAAGTTGTAGAATACTATAGGTTTTAGATGATCTTGTACCACCTTGATTTATTATAAATCTAAACTTGTCTTCATATGCTTTATGATTTGAGCTGAAGACAGGAGTGTGCTCTATTTGTAATTCCATATAAAATTTCCACAGGATTTTCTTTTACCAGTACAACACATAGAAATGTTAGATTTTCCTAAATTATTTAAAGTAGATGCCTGCTTTAGAGAATCATATTCACACAAAAAATTACCATCTATATCAAATTTTAAAATCTTTTTGTGTTTAGCAGCAGCAATTTTATTTTTATGTTCTTCTGATTGACTTTTACCAATCCAATGTGATTCTCTATTTCTAAATGATTCTGATATTCTTTTTTTAGCATCATCTGTATGTTTATAACCTAAAGCATTTTTTTTACCAAGATTATTCTTATTACCAGTAGATGCTATTTTTAATTTATTGATTGTTTCCTCACTTCTAATATGATTACACCCACCACCACTAGTTAAATTCATACCATTATTAAAACAATCATATAAAGAGATATAGTATGTTTCCACATCATTCAAAAGATTTCTATCGATATTATCTTCTATAATAACAAATAAGTGATTATCAAATCCATATTTTATTAAGGAGTTATACAGCTTTGGTTGTTGCTTACAAGATAGATTTTTATATCTACTTTTTCTTTTTTGGAAATTAGTTGTCTGACCAATATAAACTGAATTACTTGGTGAGATAATTATGTATATACAACAACTAATCATCTATATTAT